TGGTTGTAGTGGAAATACCTCTCCCTGTACCCTCCTACGGTTGTACCAAGCCTCTCCCCACCATCAAGCAGGTAGACTTGGCTCCAAAGGTCGATCAACCCATTACTGGCAGGCGTTCCGGTAAGTCCTACCACCCTCTTCGCCTGCTTGATAACCTTCCTCAGCGCTTTGAACCGCTCACTGCTCGGGTTCTTAAAGCTGCTCAGTTCATCAATCACCACCATATCCCACGGCCACCAAGTTCCGAGCCTACTCACCAGCCAAGGTATATTCTCCCTGTTGATGACGTGTATATCAGCCCTACGCCCCAAAGCAGCTACCCTCCCCTTCTCCGTCCCCAAAATCTTTTCCACTGTCAGGTGCCTCGTATGATCCCACTTGCCTATTTCCACCCCCCAGGTATGCTCTGCCACCCTCTTCGGCGCGATCACCAACACCCTCTCGATCTCCATATCCCAATACTTGAGGTAGTCCACCAATGTTAACGTGGTCACCGTCTTACCCAATCCCGGCTCAAGGAACAACCCACACCTTGGGTTGCGCTTGGCAAACTCAAGGCTATGCTCCTGGTACTCATGTAAATCACCCCTGCCCGGCATCACACAAGCCCTCCCAAGATCCTTATCGCGTCATCAAGCCTGCTGTCATCATCCTCCCCGGTCAGAAGGCGCTCCTTATGCTCTCGTAGAAGTTCCAACACTTTGCTCACCCCTTTTCTGATCCTCAACTCTCGCTGACCTACTTCCCATATAAGTTGCCGCTTACCAGCCAATTCGCACCTCAAGGCATTTACCTCTTCCGGTTCAGAGCAAACCAATTCCAAGTTCCCGGCGTTCCACCTCTTCACGATCTCATCCCTCCAATCCTGCTCAGGGACGGTAGCCACGTAATCCCCCTTATCTGTGACCACATAGTTGCTACCTACCCTCTCCTGTAACATTGCATTTCTGTTCAACATATTGTTTAAATTTTAAATAAGATAATTCACTGTCCACCACCAACACATCAAAGCCGATGGCCTTTAGCTGGCCGTGTACTTTCCTTTGCACCAAGGTGGGCTTTTTACCCTCGGATTTAATCTCCGCAAAAAACGCTCTCCCGCCCGGTAACAGACAAAGACGGTCGGGCATACCCACCATGTAAGTCACCCCTAATTTCACACCTAGCCCGCCTACACTTTTCAAGAGTTCTCTCACCCGCTTTTCCAGGTTCTTTTCCTTCGCCTTTTCTGCCATCACTTACCTGTTTTTGTCCAAGTGGACCACTGGACCACTGGACCACCAAATTCTATAACCTTTACTAATAGAATATCCCTATTTCCCATATATTATATTTATAATATAATATGCCTATTTTACTCTCTATACTTTTTACCTATTTTTGGTGGTCCAGTGGTCCAATTCCTCCAAGATGCGCTACCGGCTTAGGTTTGAAGGTGGACCACCTAATTTTTTTGGTGGTCCATTTGGTGGTCCAGTGGTCCAATTATTAAACTTTTATTTAATTCGTTAACCACTTTTGTCCGATTTGGGTGGACCACCTAATGGACCACCTAATTTTTCGGTGGTCCACTTTTTACCCCTCTTTTTCCCATAACCGCACCCTGCCAAACTCCTTCAGTCGCTTCCTGTTGCCCGTCCATTTCCACCCTTTTATTCTCTCCATTATCACCTTCAAAGTACGGTTCGTCTGCACCCTCAAGTCCCTCAGATCCCCCTCAAAAACGTCATTCCAAATCTCCGCAAGACTCGTCTCTGTGATCTCTTTTAACCCCTCTGCTGCCTCCGTCACAACCCCTCCCTTCACCCATGCGATACGCTCATACCGGCTCATCTCATCCCAATTCTGAGGCACTTTCATGTTCAGGTAAGACTCGATCATCTCCTGCCACGGGTCCTCTTCCAAGTGTTCCTCCTGTACCTGCAAGGCTTGTTTCTCTAACCTCTCATCCATGTAGAGACGCTCACCGCCTTTCCATATCTGTACCGCTTCGGCCCACAACTGGTCAACCACCTCTTCCCCCAGGTCAGTATGGACGCTATACAGCGCCATATCAGGTTCCACACTTACCGGCCAGAATCGTCTATTGCCGGTCTGATCGCGTAAAAAGTCAGGCTGGTTGGTGGTACCGATGAACACGCACTGGCGCGGAAGATCCAGCGTAGCCGTTTCGTATGGTCTGCGGTAAGAGTCTGTCTGCCGGGATATAAACGCCTTAATCGCTTCCACTTCCACCTTCTTCAGACCAGCTAGTTCACCCATCTCCATGATCCACACGCCATGCAGTTGCTCAATGGACTCCTTACCCTGCACGGCATGGAACGTGTCTTTGAACCAGGAGCGCCCGAGCTTGCGGGCAAGGGTACTCTTACCCACGCCCTGCCTGCCGGTGAGGACAGGCACGTGATCGAACTTGCACCCCGGCTCCATCACCCTCGCTACCGCAGCGGCCATGAACTTGCGGGCCACCGCCCGAACATAACTGCTGTCCTCCGCGCCCATGTAGTCTATCAGGAGCGTATCGACCCTGGGGGTACCGTCCCACGTCAGTCCTTGCAGGTACTCCTTGACGGGATGGAACCCGTTACGCCTCATCTGGTGCAGCAAGGTATCTCTGATCTTCTCCCTGTGGTAGATGCCGTACACCGTCTCCAGGTAGGCGCGCAGGCCCGCGTCATCGTAGTCCTGCCACTGGCTCCCGAGGTCGCCCCTGCGCTTCCACGGTAGTACCCCCAGCACGTAGTTGCGCCCATCGAAGAAGTTATGCCCGAACTTGCCCGCTAGCTTTACATCTTTGGTCAGGATCAACTCTATGTTATAAGAGGTAGGTTCGCATACCAGCGTCTTTTTGTTCCTGTCGAGGTCCTCCATCCAGGCGAGATCCTCTTCGCTAGGCTCTGCTGCCTCTACGCTCAGGTCGCCTGAGGCATCTACGGAGAACTCGCCTCTCACCTCGGCCATCTTCTCTTCACTGATCGTCCGGCGAACCCCCTTGTCGGCTGCACAGAGCGCCTCCATCGCGAGGTACGACGGTCGCTTGGTGATGGGTGTCTCAGCGTTACAGCGGTCATCCTGAGCGCCGTAGAGATGCACACGCACCAGATCAAAGGCGTTGTGGGCATGGCCGCAGGCGGGGTCCGTGGAGTGGTGGCTGTATGCCCAGGTGTCGTCGTACACCACCAGGCCCGCAGCGGTGGACCCGTCTATGAACGTCCATCGGTTGTCCACGTCTGAGGGGATGTACCTCTCGGGGATGAACGTCTCGATGGCCTCGGTGATCGAGTAGGTCCGGCAGAACGCGCCCACGATGCCGGGCTTCTCCCGCGGATCGCCCAGGCGCTTGAGTTCCCTCACCTTGACCTCGCTCTCCGAGGACGCAGCGGGCCACTCGCTCACGTCCCGCCAGTCGCGGTACGTCGAGAGTACCTGGTCCACGGGCAGCGGCTCGCCGTCACAGGTCACGAGTTCGGGCGTGCTGTCCGATGGATGCGCGGGCCAGTACATGAGGCGCTCTGCCTGGTAGGTGGTGGGGTCGAATCCCTCGATGCCGATCCACTCGGCCACCCTGCGAGCAAGCGGCTCGTACTCGTCCCTTGCCACCGCGCGGTCAAGGAGTATGACCCAGCGGTAGCGGGGTGCATCCGGCGAGTGCTTGAACGTGGAGTATCGGGCTGCGGCGTAGCCGTAGAGCATGCACCAGTCGTCCCACGCCTCAGCCTGACCTTTGGTGGGCAGGTCTTGGTCGAGGGTAATAAGCCAACGCTCCGCGACGTTCTCAGGCTTGCGCCTGCCCGCGGTGAGGTAGCCGCCCACGAACGCGCCCACGTCCTTTATCGTGGCCTGCTGGTCCTTGGGGAGCAGGAGGTACTCTGCCATCGTGTGCGTTGCTGCCCTGGGCTGTGCGAGCCTGTCGAGGAATTTACCCCAGGTGATCGTCTTGTTCTTCCACTGCGTCTCTCTGCGGTGCCGCCCGGTGGCGACCCGTATCTGCATATCTCTAGTAGTCATCTGGTACGGTTGGGTAACGAAGTTACGTGATTATTGGTAGTATTGGTAGTATTGGTAGTCTATAACTCAATGAACCGGCCTGGGATCGTGCTGTACTCCAGCGCGGCGACGTTGTACTCACCGTATGCAATGAGAACGCTCGGAGCGCCTGCGTTGCCCTTCGCGCGGTATCCGTCGGCTGTGTGGAAGTGTATGCGTCCTTTAAGGAATAACAGCGCATCTGCCTTCTCCCACACAGTTTTGAAGAACCAATCTGTTTCAGTACGGGCAAACACTAGCGCGATGCCATTACCGTGTGCGGCCAGCTTCTCAAGCCACTTGACAACCTCTCTGCTGTATGGAGGGTTCAACCACACGCGACCACACCACTCTTGGTTAAGCCCGTCATCTTGCTTCGTGTATCGACGCTTTGCTGTTTTCCAGGGCATGATCTCCGGTGTGCAAGGGTCGAGATCAAATGGGCCGAGGTCTTTAATAATCTCTGGCGGGGTAAGCCAGGTGTCTGTTATCATGCTTGCGCTTTCGTGAGATCCTATTGCCGTATTCAAATTAATTTTAAGTATTGGTAGTCTGTCCAGGTTTGCGGGATTGGTTTGATCCGGTAGAAGTAGCGCTCGTTGACCTTAGCGCGGTGGGTATTACCCTTCAGACTGCGCCACCGCTTGCCATCTTTGGATACTTGCATCACGTAGTTGCCGTGATCCGGAGGTGCGTGCAGGGTAACGTCAGTAGTCTTGCTTTTAAGGCTTATTTTCTTTTTCATTTTTCATCATCTGTTTGTACTTCCACTTGAGATCCTTGTTGCGCAGCTTGCGCTTCCACTTGAGGTAGCAAGGTGTGACTTTATACACCTTGATCGGTGTGTTGCGCATACGCTCGCAAAGGCGTGATACAATTTCTTCTGCGGTGTTCATACCTCTTTGATTTTCCAGTCAATATCATCATTTTGTACCAACTCGTAATGAGCCGCAATAGCCTCTTCCTCACTGTCAAACTCCCTGAATACTATCCACTTGGATTCTTTCATGTGCCAGTGTTCTTTAGCGTAAGAGATTGGTAAAGCTATATTTTTTAGCCTACCGCTTGGGCTTGAGATAAATTGTGCTTCCATAATATCCCTGAACCATTGGCAAATAAAATGGTATTCTATTCCATCCTCATCCACCGCTACTGCCCCTGCTTTAAACTTTTCAAGATCGAATGGTATCATTGTTGTGGGTTTACTTTATTATAGTGTTCATCAAATCCAAATCATCATAATCATCTTGTAATTGCCTTAACCTGTTTCTCAACCTCTCCACCTCTGCCCTTAGTGCTGCGTTCTCGTCATTCAGTTCGTCTACCTTATCCTGTAACTCATTTCTTTGACCGATGGTATCATATAAGGCTTTAGCTGCATCGTCTCTGTCAGCTTTTAACTCTGCATATTCCGCCCTTAGTGCCTCTATCTTCACCTGCTGTAGGTTGTAGGCTTCGAGGTATGCAAGCCGTTCTAATTGTGATTCAGTATCGTCATCGGGTGCATACGCTCTCGCCAACTCCTCACCTTCCTTGCTGAACAACTCGGTTAACTTGTCTACGGGGATCATCTTTTGTAATCCTCCTTTATTGGGGATCACTGCTTTTACTGCGTTCTGTTCTATCCAGGTGTTCATTTGCTAAGGTTTTATAACTTTATAATCTATGATACCGTTTCGTAATTTTTTGCCATTCGCTATAGGTATGAATTCATCCACATCAACACTATAAAGCCAATACGAACCTCTATACTCCCCTATACCCAGCCTGTAATTTTTTGGAACATAGAATGACATTATGCGCTTATCTCCCGTTATCAGGGTGGCTTCTATTGTTACTATGTGTTTATTAGCTCTTTTTCTTCTACCCACCTCATCATATACAATGGCTGCAAAAAATGGTACAATAAACGCCGATAAGAATAACACAATTTTTACTTTTTCTGGTATTTTCATTGTCCTTCAATTTTATTGATGATCTCCGCCAGTTCGTTAGCGGCTTCGGGGTATTTGCCTTCGAGAATGTAAGTTTCAAGCCTTAAAAACTCTCCTTTTTGTTCCCAACTTCCTTTTTTGATTTTGTCTCCATGCTTACTAAGCACCTCATTCCGTAGCCTGATAAGGGTACTTGGCTTTGTAAAGTAAATTTTAAGTTCATGCTTATCACGTATAAACCCATCTTTCATATAATCTGAATGCAAAGGGTTTGCTATCTTCCACCCATCTTGCTTAGCCAGGGTTGGGATAGTGGTTTCTTTTAGTTGGGTCATAAATGATGAGTTTTAGATGAGTAATACATTGACTGCCACTTCTCAGCTTCTAACTTAAACCGTCTTTTAGCTTCACGTTCATGCTGAAGGTTCTGGAGGATGTTCCTTATGTACTCATCCTTTTTGAATTCTTCCTTCCGTACTTTATCTATACCCTTAGCCTGGCTTAATTCGCTGATGCGTTTTTTCATCTCCTTCACCTTGTCTTGCAACTCGCTGACTTCGCTTTTCAGTTCACCAATCTTAAAATCCGAGGTGGCTAACTCCTGTTTTAAAAACTGTACTACCTCATCATGGCTGTACGTTCTGTGTACTTGTAGCAATATTGCTTCTTTGGGATTCATATCTATTCATTGGGAAAGTTATCGGGAAGGGGTGGTAGTGACATCCAATGGGTTATATTTGTGTACCACATATCATAATAACAAGTGTCTTGACAATTTGAGCAATTAACATCTTCCCATACGACCAAACCAATAGAAGGATCATACCTGTCTTGGCTTAATTCGCTTTCTTTTATCCCTATAACTAATACTGGCTCACCTACATTCGGCAAGCGTTCAGAACACTTCACCCATGCGTGGCGGGAGCGTTCCCATTTTGCGCCTGCTCTATGAGCCTTCTCTATCCAGGCTTCTAATATTCTATCGGTTTCTGCTTCTTTGACGTTTTTGCGGTATTCCTCTGCGGCTTTCTGTATGTCGTTCATAAATTTGGGTTTAAGTATTGTCTGCAGATATCAGCGCACTCTTTGCGTATTTTAACTCTTTCAGCAGCATAAGCATCAGCAGCAGCATCAGCAGCAGCATCAGCAGCATCAGCAGCAGCATCAGCAGCATCAGCAGCAGCATCAGCAGCATAAGCAGCAGCAACAGCAGCAGCAACAGCAGCATCAGCAGCAGCATCAGCAGCATAAGCAGCAGCAGCAGCATCAGCAGCAGCAACAGCAGCATCAGCAGCAGCATCAGCAGCATAAGCAGCAGCAGCATCAGCAGCATAAGCAGCAGCAGCAGCAGCAGCATAAGCATAAGCATAAGCATAAGCATAAGCAACATCAGCAGCAGCAGCAGCAGCAGCAGCAGCAGCATCAGCAGCAGCATAAGCAGCAGCAACAGCAGCATCAGCAGCAGCATATAATTCTTCATCATTTATCAGCTCGTTGCCATAGTCTATTGCGGCTTTAACAGCGGCCTTGCTTCTATCGTCCTTCATCAAGTGAATGACAAGATTAGCGCAATGACCTTTAGCGAGTGTTAGCTTTCTTTTGTCATAATCTGGCAACCTCCGATAAAGACATAGCATCCAATCACCTCTATGACAATTATCCCAAGCCTCTTTAAGTGTAGGGTATTGTGCTGCCCATTTCTTGGCTTCTGTACAAGCATTTAATTCTTGTAATAATTCGTGTATCATGTTACTTATCTTTTACGTTGTTATACCAATATTCAAAGAGTTCGGTGGTGGTCATGCCTTCACAAGGATTTCTATCATCAGGGTGGTACCATACTTTGTCTCTATTATCGTAAATCATACATTGCCCACTCAACCATTCAAAACACGCTGCCCAATGGGTGGAGGCGAGTTCGTAGCCTTCTTGCTTGTAAAGCTGTCTTAACTGATGACTTGTAGGCATTGACATCGGAGATGGTTCGTAATTGCTAGGAAACTCCTTCTCTGCGATCTGTTTCATTCTGATACAAGTTTTACGGTTTCGAGGTAATTGGATGAAATTTTACCATGTTTTATGGCTTCTCCCCATTCCTGTAAACAACGTCATACTTGCCGCTGTCGTAAAGTTCTTTGCTGAATTGTATCATGATTTTGAGTTTTTATACTTCTTCTCGATGATAATATCAATGTAATGCTTAGCCTTCTCAAGATCCTGGAGACCGTTCTTCTTGTGGTGGCGGCAGATATATTTCACCACGTTAGCCTCGCAGTAACCGAGTTGGTTTGCCAGTATGAAGTCAATAGGCTGGATCGCCATGTCCTTGTAGTGCGATCCCCCTACCTGTGTAGTGGATGCTTTTGCGGGGTCACCTTTAAGCTTCTCACTTTCGCAGTGCTCAATTCCTTCATCTAAGCTGAGTAGCATAAACCTCCACGGTCCAAAAAAGCTGCCAGGTATTTCATCTAATAAAATAGATGTGACAGTGTACACTTTATTAATCTCAAGTTCACTAGCATTTAAGTTATCTATACATTTCACTTTCTGTCCTACTGTAAACATTGTTGTATGGTTTTATTCTTCGTTATAATCTTCCATAAAGATCGGCGTACCCTCACCCACGTAAGCGCAGCCGATGTTGAACCCGAAGTGATCGACTGCATCCTCATAACTTAGGCCCTCTGACATCAACTTCTCGATGATCTTATCTACCGAGTATATCAACCTTCCTGTCGCACGGTCCTGTCCGATGATACAGCCGTCAAACCCGTCTGCTTTTAAAATTTCGTCTATCATTTTTCTTCCTCCTTTTTCTTCGCCAGTTGTTCGACGTAGTGATACACACTCGACCGATCCCGCTTGATGAACTTACCGATCTCGTCGAAGGAGTACGGGTACTCGTTCAACATCCGATAAGTGAGATCCATCCTCGCCTTCACAATGTCTTGCTTCCTCGACTTGCTGCGTATCTCCTGGATGGTGATGCCGGTGTCCCGGTTGAACAGTTCATAGATCGACTCAAGCGATGGCTTGATAGTCGGCTTGGATGAGAACGATGGCAGTGCTATCGGCACCTTCTTAGTCACGGTTCTTGTCACTATAACTTCCCGCGTGACAACCACATCAACTTTACTGAGCATGTGCCTCACACGCTTGTCCATGTTCTCAGTCCACTCCACGTCTACGAGGAATGTCTTGAGCCACTTGATAAAATCTTCCTTCTTTATTTTTTCTTCAGCAACCATATTAGTCCTTCTTATAAGATCAACCTCTTATTAGCCATGTTTATGTACTCAGGATTAAGTTCAAACAGTGTGTAATTCCTGCCGAGGTTTTCGCACACTACTGCTGTTGTACCGGCACCACCAAACGGGTCGAGAACTAAGCCCCCTTGCGGAGATCCTGCCAGTATGCAAGGCTCTATGAGGTCAGGCGGGAACGTGGCGAAGTGCGCGTCTTTAAATGGCTTTGTAGTGACTGTCCACACGGAGCGTTTGTTTCTCATCTCATCCACCACCACCATACTAGGGCTTATAGCAATAGAACCTGTATTTTGTTCTCTTTTACCATCGTATTGCTGCCTACCTTTTCCGCTTCTTTTATCTTTTCCGTACCACTTTGACGGCTCCTTCATCGCGTCACTATCAAAGAAATACTTAGGACTCTTACTTAGTAAGAAGATGTACTCATGCGCCTTAGTACACCTGTCCTTCACGCTCTCCGGCATGGGGTTAGGCTTGTGCCAAATAATATCCTGCCTGAGATACCACCCATCGGCTTGCAGCGCAAAAGCTACCCTCCACGGTATGCCGATGAGGTCTTTATGCTTTAAACCGATTGCTGGCGCGTTTCTTGTAGGGTTATATCCAGCGTGTCTGCCTCTGTTAACGGTCTCGCCATTTTCTGTCTTACCGCCTTTTCCACCAGCCGATGTTTCTGCCGGTTGGTGCGTACCACCTCGCGCCGCAGCATAACTATCCCCTAAGTTCAACCAAAGAGTTCCATCATCCTTTAGTGTTCTTCTTACTTCTCTAAACACTTCTACCAACTTACTCACGAACTCGTCTGGTGTGGTTTCAAGCCCGATCTGACCATCCACCCCGTAGTCACGTAGTCCGAAGTACGGCGGCGAGGTGACACAGCAATTAAATACACCATCGGGTATCTTTTTCAACCCTTCTAAGCAGTCCGCGTTAATTATCTCGTTTATGTATTTCATCAATCCTTCTTATAATATTCACTTTCAAAACCCGCAGATCCGAGAGGCAGTCCCTTGGCCCAAGGCAGCGCCTCACTCATCACGTTGTTCACATCGCCGAGACTTCCCGGCTCACCCTCGATCACCAACTCATCATGGACGTGCATGATAATATCGTAGCCAAGATCATCAAGGGCCTGCATCTTGTGGGCGAGTATATCGCGGGCGATGGCCTGGACAAAATTCTCTACCAACTTGCCCCCGTATGTGCTTTGCTTCTTCCACTGCTTGGTCATCTGGTCCATGCCATAGTAGCGGATCTGATCGCCAAACTGACCCGGCTCAAGACTGGCGTTGAAGTAGGTGAGCAGCCTGCCACTTGGCAGCTTGCAGAACAGGTGGCCGTGCTTGAACTGATAACTGATGCCTGTACCCTGCACCGGCACCTTGCTGCCGGTCTTGATGGCCTTGATCGCGCTGTCCTGTGCCTTGTACCAAAGCCCTACGATGTTCGGGTTGGCGATGCGCCACTTCTTCACAAGCGGATCGAGTTCACTGTCCTCAAGACCCATCTTGAGCGCCCCCATCGTGATGAGCGCGTTCACGCCGCCCTGATAACCCAAGGCCAGTTCTGCGATCTTACCCTTCTGTCTCAGCTTCTTATCCACCTTGTCAAGCGGTATGCGGAACATCTGTGATGCTGAGGCTTCGTATATCTTACCGTGTGTGTTGAACACGTCAATGCGCCACTGCTCACCCGCGAGCCAAGCAATAACCCTTGCCTCGATAGCGGAGAAGTCGGAGACGATAAGCGTCTTGCCCTTGTCCGCTATGATAGCAGTGCGTATGAGTTGGCTTAAGACATCGGGTACACGGTCGTACAGTGCTTCCACCATCTCGAGGTCACCCGCCTTCACGAGTTCCCTTGCGAGATCAAGGTCAGCGTTAGATAACGTGATACCAGGTAAATTTTGCGGTTGAATAATTCTGCCTGCGAATCGGCCAGTACGGTTGGCTCCGTAGTATTGATGTATGCCCCGTACCCTTCCATCCTTGCAGACTGCGGCACGCATGGCGGCATACTTCTTTACACTGCTCTTCGCCATCTCCTGACGGATCTCCAATACACGCTTGGTGTCACCCTCGGCCTTGTCGAGCAGTACCGGCATCTCACCCTTGCTGAGTGAGGTCACGTCCTCACCGATTGCCTTACTAAGCCATGTCTTTAGTTGGGCCACACTTCCCACATTGCTGAGTCCTGTTAATGATGTGGCCTCCTGGACCATGCGCTCACTGTACATCGCGTCCATTTCGATTGCCTTCTCCACGAGTTCCATGTCAAGACGCACCCCTCGATCATTAATGCGCTGGTCCAGGTGCCACATCTCTTTTTCTTGGTACGGAAAAAAACGGACCTTGTTCTCGATCTCTCTCTCCACCACTACGTCCTGTCGGCAGTATCGCTTGAACTGCTCCCACTTCTCAGGGTTGTGTTGAGGAAGGTTTCTTGTCCTGCCACCATTGGCCGCTGTGGGCTTACAGGGCTGACAGAAGTATCGTATGAGGTTCTTACCTAGCTTATCCTTTTCAGCCACGCCTAGCACCTTGCTGCAAGCGTCAAGCGACAACGGCAGCCCAAGCTGTGCGGCGTAAGTCATTGTACATCTCCACTGCTCGGGCGGTAGTTTAATTTTGAAGTGTTTTGCGAGTGCGGTACGCTCGAAGTTGGCGTTCCACGCTGTTTTCAGAACGCGCGGATCAGTAAGCATCGCCCTAAAACCTGTCCATGCTGAATAATTATCGTTGCCGTTACGCATGTCGTAGACATACACTCCGTTCTCATTACCCTGCGCGTCTGTGAAGTGCCACGCAATAAGCAACACATCGAAGTCGCGTGCCTCGACGTACTTGTACACGCCGCACTCTGCGAGATCAAGTGAACTGTATGTTTCTATGTCTATACTAAGTGTCATAACATTAACTTTGTCGCCTGTTTCAGTGTAGCGCGCACCAAGGGTGTTTACTTCCAAGGGTTTCGGGGCGGCGTTGGTGCATTTCGGGCAAGAGTACCACACCTTATCACGGGTGTCAAATACTCTATTTGAACCGTTACAACACTCATATTTATTTATTTGACCTACTGATGGCCTTTCTTTTTCTTTTAATAAGCATTTTAAGCCGCTATCCAACAAATATGCGTACCTGTGTTTTTGCGTTCTCGGTAGCCAAACACCTCTTACACCTTTAGTCTGCCCCCTTGGATTTATTTTACCGTCCACAGTGTAGAAGTCTGTTTTTCTATCTGTAAGACCGTAATATTTAAAGTTGCATACTTGATAAATTGACCCTACATGCCTTGAGTCGTCAGCGAGTGTTATAACAGCTTTTACCTTTTTATCTTTAAGTAATCTTATAGAGTTGCCCAATAGGTAGCTAGTTGCGTTAGTGCCATTGAGATCGGGCAGCATGCACAGGCGTGATAACTCTAATACATCTTGATTATCATTTGTTAACCCAAACCAACTTTTCATAGATACTATCCCCTGTGGATTAGAGTATGTTGCACAACCAACCATTGTATCACCGATGAAAAGCCCATAAGAATATTTAGCGAAAAATTTTGCACCCCCTAAGTAATGATACTTAGATATGAAAGTGTACGCGATAGCCTTGTCAATCTCTCCTATTGTAAAGATTTTTTTAGCCTTTACTTCTCTGTTTTTAAAGGCGGCTATTATAGCGGACTCACTTGTAATGTTTTCTATGTCTATACTAAGTGTCATTACCGAGGTTTAAAAACGGGGCGAGTATACACAAGCCCCGGTACTGTTCAATAACCCATGATGAAAAAAAATATGCAGTCTTATGAAGAGCCGCCTGTTAAGGTCTGCCACCCAACTATCGGACTGCATTTGCTTTACCGACATTTGCCTGTCTTTCCAGGCTGTCATCTGTTTTCCCGTATTAGTCTTAGAGATCAAACGGCTACCCTAAGATTTTGATTGGCGCGCACAGAAAACCATACAAAGTTTGCCTAATCTATCTCCATGTGTAGGATGATTTATTGGTCTTGCGGGTTATTGATAACATCGTATAAGAAGCCTGCTACTAAACCCACAACAAAACCGATACTGAAACAGGTGATAGCACTGAGTAAAAACTTAAATAACATAAAACTGAATTTTGCTCGCTATACGGGGGTCGAACCCGCACCCACACGTTAAAACACTGAAAAGCGTGTCGCCCTACCCTTGGACCAATAGCGAGTCATTTTTACGCTTTAGAGCAGATCATCGTCGTCTGCCTCTACCGGCTTGAAGTCATCCTCAGCCCTGGTAGCGCCGCCAAGAGGCTCGCCATCTTCCAGCTTTTGGAGATTGTTCAGTCCACACGCGATACCACGGTTGCCGTTGGTATCGAAGGGGTAGAAGTTGATAGATGCGCTACCGTAGCAGCCGGAGTAGAACTCACTCTGCACGATGATCTTCTGCACCTTGCGATCAACGATGCCAGGCTGCGTCTTGCTCGTGGCATTGATGAAGTAGTGACCTGCGTACACGGGATCATCGCCACGCTCTTCATCACCGTCACGCAGCGGCGTGTGCATCTTGGCAGGGATCTTACCACCCCACTTCGTTTTACCTTCCTGCTTCGCAGCTTCGATGGCATCTGTGACCATCTTCACTGTTTTCTTGTCGCTCTTCGGGATAAGGATCGACACGCTGTACTTCGGCGCGCCGCCTCCCATTGGAACCTTCGGCTCCCACACATTGGCGTAGGAGAACCGGACCTTACCTGTTACAACTTTTGTTGCACTCATTGTTCTTCGTTTTTATTGTTGTGAAAAATCTGCTTCTGCGCTGTTCCACTCCTGACGTGGATCGCTCACCGGCGCGAGGGTGGGTGAACCTTTGGGCTTCACAATAAGGCCATCCAGGATCTCAGCAACACGTTTCTTGCCCATCTCCTTCTCCAAGATGCTGATACCTTTCACGGCCTTATTGTAAATGTCCTCTTCGGTGTAGCCCGCTTGTTTCAACCTGTTCACTACTTCAATCTCATCTGAGAACTTGCGGTTACTCCTTCCTGCAACCAACTTGAACCCTTCCCACTGCTTCCCTTGCAGGGCTGAGGACAATACCCATTCCTCCATCACCTTCAACCACTGCCTTATCTCATCGGCCTTCTCTACGATGGACAGGATTTCTTCGTCATCCAACTCTTGTGGTGGAGCAAAATCGTCGTGTATAGATGCGTTATTATAGTCTGCCAGTGCGCGGCACTTCGCGGCTGCTTTACAGAACTTGCAGTGTGATCCCGCTACGAGTTTACCTTCGCCCGCGTAGGCCATCGCTGCGCCAGGTTTAAGTACTTCCTCGCCCCACCGTTCCAAGTCCTGTACGTGTATCTCGAACTGAGCAATGTTGCCGATACGGGGCTGGTATATGCCTACATTCAAGTAGTTTATATCGTATAGGAACCCGAAGGCTTCGAGTGCGCCAAGGCCGTAGACTTTCAAC